TGCTAATGTAAGTGGTAGTGGCACATTAGAAACAACTACTTAATTATAACATATATAATATTATGACAGTACGTGTAAGACCTAGAGATTTAAAACTTCCCGAATACATGACAAGAGGTGGTCCAGGTGACCTATCAATGCCAGGTAACGTCAACACTACAGAATGGTGGCGACCTGAAAATATGTCAGAGCTTGGCAAAAAGAAAGCTGCTGAAAAAGGATCAATAGTAGAACAAGCAAAAAGTAAAGAAATATTTTGGTGTGGTATACCTTTTACACAATTATATAACGAAATAGATGGCAGATACCAAGCATGTTGTTTTGCAGAAGCAGATAAAATTTGTACCATAAAAAATACTTCATTAAAAGACTGGATGAATAAAAGTGCTTACATGAATGTATTGAGAGAAGAAATGACAACACCAGGTTCTGATCTAAAGTTTGTTAAAAAATTTTGTAAAAGATGTGTTACAGATGAAGAAAAATATGGTAGGTCCAGAAGAACAAATTGCTTAAAAATACATACAAACAATCCTGTTTTTTGGGACGACATTGAGCACATAGCAGATAGATTTAGAAAAACAGGTGAATATAAACTTGATAGAAGGGTATTAGAAATACAATTAAAGATATATGGCTCAGAGTGTAATTTAGATTGTTTTATGTGTCTTCATGCTAACTCAACTACAAGAATGAAAGTAGCAGAAAGTGGTGTATGGAATCAAAAAGTATGGACTGAAGAAAACGCAGGTATTCAAATACAAGAGTCAAACGAATTAAAATCAAAGTATAAGTTAGTAGGACCTAAACTAAAGAAAGTATTAGAAGATAATACACCTGGTTCAATAGAACAAATACTAGAATTAGCACCTTATACACGTAGTATAAAAATTATAGGTGGTGAGCCTCTTATTATGAAAAGACAATATGAGATGTTACAGGCACTAATAGATACTGGCGATTCAAAAGAAATTATAATAAAATTTCAAACAAACATGACTAAAATGGCTAGAGGTAAACATAATATATTTAAATTTATACCACACTTTAAACTTGTAACTATGGTTGCTTCTGTAGATGGTATAGGTAAAACTATTGAGTACATGAGAAGAAGAACAGATTGGCCTGAACTAGTTGACAATATAGAACAAGTTAAAAAATATCCTAACGCAGTTGTAGATTTTAATGGTCTAGTTTCTTTTTTAAGTGTTATGAGATTTTATGAAGTTGTAGATTGGTGTAAAGATAATCCTGTTATAGATCAAATCAATTGGGCAATGTTAGAAAACCCTAAACACTTTGCAGTACATAACTTACCTAAAAAATTAAAATTAGAGCTAATAATAAAATATTCAAAGTTTCCTGACATTGTAGCTGCGTTAGAAAAAGAAAACGATTCAGATGTAAATATACAAGATACATTTCAATACTTTTTACAACAAGATAGATACTATGTTGGCACTAAATGGGAATCACATTTGTTTGATGTTTTTCCTGAACTAAAAGAATTTTACGATCCTAATTATGTATCGCCAGATGAATTAGATAAAAGGATGCAAACTGAATTGAAGAAAGGTATAGAAAAGGTCTATGAAGAAGACTTATTAACTTAATATATATTATAACAATATAATGGAGATCATATGACATTTGACGAACTACAGGCACTCGCCGATAAAGACCTAAAGATAAATGATACTGAACTTGATTTAGAATCATTAAAAACACCACAACTACATAACAAGTATATGAAGTTTCATAATCAATATACTAATCTATTGAAAAAGGCTGAGCAAGACTTGGCAAGATTAACAAGAGAAAAATGGGAATACTATACAGGCAAGGCAGACCCTAGTGTGTATCAAGTAAAACCTTTTAATTTAAAAATACTAAAACAAGACGTTGACAAATATCTTAAATCAGATGACGAACTTATTAAGTTAGAACAAAAAGTAACTTATGTACAAAGTGTTGTTGACTACCTAGATAGAACAGTTAAGATTATTTCTAATCGTGGCTTTCAAATAAAGAATGCTATAGATTGGCGTAAGTTTACATCTGGAGTTATCTAAAGTGAAGTATCTAATAGTTAGTGGAGATAGTAATACTACAGATAACTTTGATTCTATATCTCATCCTGATTGGGAATTTAATTATAAAAAGTGGCCTACATTATTAGGAGAGAAACTAGGCATGAAAGTTATCAATCTGGCTAGTGCAGGACAAGGCAATGAATTTATCTATACAACTATACGAGATGAAATAGTTAAAATAGAGGATAAAAATCAAATTGGTTTAGTTATTGCTGCTTGGACACAAGCGCCAAGGAGAGATTTCAAAAAGAAGCTTCTTTTTGGAAATTTCAAAAAGTTTATTTCCATATGGTCATCACTACGAATTGATACACATGGCACTCTACCGTGGTGGGTTGATAGGTCTTTAGGATATTATTTAGATTTTGAAATTTTGTGTGAACGATACAATGTACCTTATGTTCAATTTCAAATGATAGACCTTTTTGAAGAATATTTAGAAGGTTATCCAAGTCAAACAGAAAAACATCATGGAGCAGATCCTAATAAACGAAGAAAATATATAGGAAGTAAAATTAAAGACGAAGAAATTGCACTAAAATCTATAATGAAATATAAGAAAAAATTAGATACATCTAAATTTATGGGATGGCCTCCAGTCAAAAAATTAGGAGGATGGACATTTAAAGATCAACTTGATTTATGGTATGATAAAAACTCACCAAGGAGAGTATCTACTTTAGATGACCACCCGAATGAACTAGGACATATCGCTATTTGTAATAAACTAAATATGTTGTTGCAGGAATATAATATATGCAAAACATCATAGTTGACAAGGTCAATGACGTGTACCTACGCATTGACGCAGACGCAAGTATCCGTAGAGAGTTATCAGATTATTTCTCATTTGAAGTACCTGGTTACAAGTTTACACCTCAATTTCGTAATAGAGTTTGGGACGGAAAGATACGATTATACTCGTATGCTACAGGTCAATTATATGTTGGATTGTATCCGTACTTAAAAGACTGGTGTAAGAAGAAAGATGTACATATAGTTGAATCTAGTGAAATCCTTACACATAGCAACGTCACAGCCGCCGATATAGACGGCTTAATCAAGTCTTACGATCTGTCTATCACTCCGAGGGACTATCAAATTAATGCTTTTAAATTTGCGTTAGAATATGAGAGAGGTCTAGTTTTATCCCCTACTGCCTCTGGTAAATCACTTATTATATACATGCTTGTCAGACACTATATGAATATGATAAACAACAATATTCTAATCATTGTACCAACAACATCACTAGTAGAACAATTATATAAAGATTTTAAAGACTATGGTTTTGATGTAGAAACAAATGTCAGTAGAAAATATCATGGTTATGATATAGATAAAGATAAACGTATAGTAGTATCAACATGGCAATCACTATACAAAATGCCTAAACAATTTTTTGAAGACTATGGTGCAGTTATAGGTGACGAAGCACACTTGTTTAAGGCTGTATCATTAACAAAGATAATGACAAAACTAACAGATTGTAAATATAGAATAGGTCTTACAGGTACGTTAGATGATAGTAAAACACACAAGTTAGTATTGACAGGTCTATTTGGTATGGTCAACAAAGTTGTATCTACTTCAGAATTGATTGAGAGGAAACAACTTGCAAATCTAAAAATTAAATGTCTGAACTTAAAGTATCCTGAAACTGAAGCTAAAAAAGTATATGGTGTAAAATACTTTGAAGAACTAGAATACTTAACTCAAAATAATGCTCGTAATAAATACATACGAAATCTAACTTTAGCACTTAATGGTAATACATTGTGTTTATTTCAACTTGTTGAAAAACACGGAGAGATTTTATATAAACTAATTAAAGAAAAAGTAGACCCAAAGCGAAAAGTGTTTTTCGTTTATGGGGGAACTGAAACAAATGATAGAGAAAAAATCAGAGCCATTACAGAAAAGTCGGATAACGCAATTATTATCGCTTCTTTCGGCACCTTTAGCACTGGTATCAATATTCGTAATTTACACAATATTGTTTTTAGTAGCCCTAGTAAATCACCTATAAGAATATTACAATCTATAGGACGTGGGCTTCGTGTCGGCGATAAGAAACAGTCTGCTACAGTCTATGATATTTCAGACGACCTTACATACAAAGATAAAAAAAACTTTACATTAACACACTTTCAGGAAAGAGTTAACATCTATAATAGAGAAGGCTTTGACTATGAAATACACAGCGTGGATTTAAAATGATTTCAGACGAAGACTTTAAGTTTTTGGTTTACGAAAGTAGAAATGCTAGAAGTATTTTAGAAATAGGTACAGGTACAGGAAAAAGCACAGCTGCTCTTTCAACAAATGGTTCTCTTATAATGACCATAGATCGGAATGATATATTTACATTTAAAGGTCTAAAGTATGCAAAAAGACACATAATGGAAAGTAAAGACTTTTGGTTTAATCCACATATGCAATATAACTTATTGTATGATTTTGTTTTTATTGATGCTTCTATTGGCTTAGGTGATTGTGAAGAAATATTAAAAAGAACAACAGATAACTTTAGTGTTGCTTTCCACGATTATCTTCCAGGTAATAAAAATAAAAATGAAAATAAAGGTGAATATAATATGGAATATTTTAAAGAATCTGCTTTAGAAAACTATAACATAACGCAACGTACTGGTGGTTCTCATTGTGCTATACTAGACTTAAATAAAGATAAATAGTTATATGATTAATCGTATTGATACAAAGTCAGTTAAGATAATCAGATTGGTTTCTGGAGAAGAAATCTGTTGTAGATTTCCTTTACATAAAAATCAATTGCCTGAAAACTCGAAACTATTAAGATTGCAGGAACCTATGTTAATTAAATATGTTCCTAGAATTACCGAACAAGGCATATCAGACTATATAGCATTGGTTCGTTGGGTTGGTTTTACAGATGAAAAAATAATAACAATTCCTATTGACAAAATTATAACTATAGCAAATGCTACTCCAGCCTTTACTAAAAGATATAGTGATCTTACAGTTGCATTAAAAAATGCTAAACAACAATTGCCTGGTTTTATAGAAAGAAATATGTCAGATGAAGAATTGGATGAATTATCCAATTCCGATCCTTATGAGAAAGATATAGACAAGAATGACATCAAAGAGGTAAGTGAACTACTAAATATGCCAAGTAAAAAGATTCACTAGTGAGGTAGCTAGGTCTTCTCGGTAACAACCCACATGGGTATTATAACAATGAAATTATATTATGTCAAGCGACTATGAAAATTAGATTTTATAAAAGATTAGATGGAATGAGATGGGTAGGTTTCATACTTGCTATGATAGGTGCCTACATACTTTCAAATGCAAATCCTGTTACACAATGGATGGGATGGGCAATTGCAACAGTATCTTGTAGTATATGGATATACATGGGTATAAAAGATAAAGATACACCTAGAGCACTTATGGAACTTATGTATTTACTACTTGCATTAAGAGCCATTTATAACTGGTTAATATGAAAGACCGTTGACAAAAACAACAAAATGTAGTATTATATAATTATGACTAAAACTAGAAAAAGATCAGCACATTATGTAGATAACAAAAAGTTTCTACAGGCGATGATAGAGTATAAGGATAAGTGTGATAAGGCAGAAAAAAGAAAAAGAAAAGCACCACCTGTCACTAATTACATAGGTGAATGTTTTTTAAAGATTGCGAATCACTTATCTTACAGACCTAATTTTATTAACTATACATTTAGAGATGATATGATTTCTGATGGTATAGAAAACTGTTTACAATATCTTAAAAACTTTAATCCTGCAAAGTCTAATAATCCTTTTGCTTACTTTACGCAAATAATATATTATGCTTTTATTAGAAGAATACAGAAAGAGAAAAAACAAACTAATATTAAATATAAAATGATAGAACAAGGAGGTATAGATGAATTTTCTGTACTACCTGGTGATACAAATAACGATTACAAAAATCAGTTTTTAGAATTTTTAAGAAAGAATAAACCATCAACTGAAGAACCACAAAAGAACGAAATTAAAATAAAGAAAAGAAAAAAAAGAACCTATACAAGTGTTTTAGACGTATAATGAAGATCGCACTATTGAATGATACACACTTCGGTGTTCGTAATGACAGCGAAGCGTTTAGAAAATATCAGCTTAGATTTTATAATGAAATCTTTTTTCCATACCTAAAAGAAAACAATATTAATACATTGGTACATTTAGGTGATGTTGTAGATAGAAGAAAGTTTATTAACTTTCAAACTGCTTCTATTTTTAGAGAACAGTTTTGGAATAGATTATATAAAGAAAAGATAGATACACATATTATACTAGGTAACCACGATACCTATTTTAAAAATACAAACAATGTAAACGCTATAGAAAATCTATACTCATCATTTGATAAAGTACACGAACCATTTATCTATACTAAATCAACTGTTGTAGAGTTTGATGGTACACCTATATTATTTGTACCTTGGATTTGTGATGACAACTACGATCACTCTATGGAAATGTTAAGAACAGCAAAAGCAGAAATTGTAATGGGTCATTTAGAAATCAAAGGTATTGAAATGCAAAATGGCGTAATCAATGAACACGGTTTAGCAAAATCAGATTTTAGTAGATATGATAGAGTAATATCAGGACACTTTCATAAACATACAGATGATGGTCAGATACACTACAATGGTGCTCAATATGAGATGACATGGTCAGATTACCAAGACCCAAAAGGTTTTCATATCTTTGATACAGAAACAAGAGAAATAGAAAGAGTTATTAACCCTCTAACTATACACAAAAAAATAATATATGATGATAAAAAACATGACTATAAAAATTTTGATATACAACCATACAACGAACACTTTATTAAATTAATCGTATTACAGAAAACAGATAGCGAGCTATTTGACAAATTTGTAGAAAGGTTGTATAATGAGATAAGTGTACATGATTTAAATATTGTAGAGGATTATTCTGATATTAAAGCTAGCGTAAGAGAAGACATATTAGAAATGGGCGAAGATACAGTTACATTCCTAAATAATTACGTAGATCAATTAGAAACAGATATAAACAAAACAAAGTTAAAGGAATACTTAAAGTCAATTTACATAGAAGCTAACGACAACAACGTATGATATATTTTAAAAAATTAAGATGGCGTAACTTTCTATCTACAGGTAATCAATTTATAGAAGTAGATTTAAGAAAGGCACCATCAACATTAATTATTGGTATGAACGGTGCAGGTAAATCAACTTTACTTGACGCATTATGTTTTGCTTTGTTTAATCGTGCCTTTAGAGATATAAAGAAAGAACAACTTGTAAATACTATCAATCAAAATGATTGTGAAATAGAAGTAGAATTTGAAACAAGCAACAAACAATACAAAGTAGTAAGAGGTATTAAACCTAATAAGTTTGAAGTTTATTGTAATGACGTATTGTTAAACCAAGACGCTTCTAATTTAGATTATCAAAATGCTTTAGAACAAACCATTTTAAAATGTAACTATCGTGCTTTCTGCCAGGTGGTCATCCTTGGATCAACATCATACGAACCATTTATGCACTTACGAGCAAGATATAGACGAGAGGTTGTAGAAGAAATATTAGACATAAGAGTATTCTCACATATGGATTTATTGTTAAGACAGAAACAAGGTGAGTTAAGTAAGGCTGTTATTGATGTAAAACATAGATATGATTTGATGACAGAAAAATACGAATTACAAAAGGCTCATTTTGAACAAATACAAAATAGAGATAATACAGATATAGAAGACCGTAGAAAACAACTAAAAGAAAACGAGCAAAGTAATTATGAATATAATCAAAAGTTACAAACACTAAACGAAAAAATTATATCCACAAAAGCAGAGATATGGGGTAGTGAAAAAGTACTTAAAAAAGAAAAAGAATTAGATAAGTTAGAAACAAAGATAGAACATAATTTAGAAACACATAAAAAAGATGTTAGTTTTTTTGAAACAAATGACAATTGTCCTACGTGTACACAACCTATCAATGAAAGATTTAAACAAACAAAAATTTACGAAGGTAGAAAAAAGATTAGCGAACTAGAAGACGGATTGCAGAAACTAACGGCCGAGATGGGGAAAACACAAGAACAAATTAAACAATACAAAGCAGTAGAAAAAAGATTAAATGATTTAGATATATCTGTTGCAAAAGTAAATACATCCATTTCAGAAATCAATAGACACTCAAATAGACTAGATACTGAAATTGCTAAACTAGAAAATGATACAGATAATACAAATAACGTAGCAAAAGAATTAGAACAAATAAAAGAAGACTTAAAATTAGTAAACGTAGAGAAGAACAAGGCTGTAGAAGAAAAGAAATATATTGATATTGCTAGAGAGATACTTAACGATACAGGTGTTAAGGCAAACATTATTAAGAAGTATCTGCCAATAATGAATAATTTAATTAATAAGTACTTACAATCTATGGACTTCTTTGTTAACTTTGAACTAGATGAAGAATTTAACGAAACAATAAAAAGTAGATATAGAGATACGTTTAATTATAATAGTTTTAGTGAAGGTGAGAAATTAAGAATAGACCTTGCATTATTATTTACATGGCGTACAATTGCAAAAATGAAAAATAGTACAAATACAAACTTACTAATACTAGATGAAATATTTGATAGTAGTTTAGATGGTCAAGGTACCGAAGACTTCTTTAAAATACTTAAAACATTAACAAATGAAAATACATTTATTATATCTCACAAAGGCGATATACTATTTGATAAATTTACAAATATAATTAAGTTTGAAAAATACAAAAACTTTACAAGGATAGCAGCATGATATACACATTGTTACCACCAACAGCACCAGAGGTACTATCATCAATAGCACCGTTTGATATAGACACATTTAAAAAACAAGAAAAGATAAGTGTTACAGAATTTTGTAACAACATGTTTGAAACAATGAAAAACTATGGTGGTATAGGTCTATCAGCAAATCAAGTAGGCAAACCATATCGTATGTTTGTAATGGGTGACAATTTAAATATAAACAAAGGTCAGAAATGGGTATGTATCAATCCTGAAATTACAGACATGAGTAAAGAAACGATTAGATACAAAGAAGGTTGTTTAACTTTTCCTTTCTTATTTTTAGATATAGAAAGACCACAAAAAATAAAAGTTAAATACTTAAATGAACAACTAGAAACAGTAGAAGAACAATTTGATGGCATTGTAAGTAGATGTTATCAACACGAATTAGACCATATGCAAGGAACAGTATTTACAGAATTAGTTAGTAAATTAAAATTAAATATGGCTCTAAAAAAGAGAGATAAAGAAATAAAAAGGGTTACAAAATTATGGCAACAAAAGTCTTAAAAGAATTAGATTTACCTGAATACGTACAACCATTAGATACAACTATAAAATTTTTAAATAACTTATCGTATTCAGCAGTAAAAACAAAATACAATGCAAAGGGTGATTGGGATGCTGTATCAATCAGAGGATATAGTGATGACATAAGTAACATTTTAAAACCTGGCGTACTAAAGTCAGATGTAGAACCAGCAGAATTAAGATGGACAAGTCTATACGAAGAACCTGATCTATTACCTTTAAAAGAAATACTATCTCATATACCAGCAGAGTTTGAACGTGTAAGAGTTATGCGATTAAAAGCAGGTACAACTATAAAGAAACATACAGACAAAGTAGATAAAGAAATAAAACAAGGAAAGATTGTAAGATTACATGTACCATTAAAAACAAATCAACATGTACATTTTTATCTATGGGAAGGTAAGAAAGAAAATCATTTTACTTTACAAGTAGGAAAATATTATTATGTAGATGTAACAGCTGCTCATGCTGTACATAATAAAGCAGATTTTGACAGATTACATTTAGTTATAGATTGTTACATGAATCCTAGATTAGAAAATTTATTAAAACAAGCAGAGGAGTTTGATGATATTAGCAGTCCCATCGGATTTTGATAAAGTAAAGTCTATATTCTATAGCCATAAGAAATGGTTTCC